GACACTACTGTTTACGGTCAATGTAGAGGCGTCTGCCAGAATGATTCCGTTCGTTCCCACGAATCCGAATTGCCCGTATCCGCTGCCGACTGTTAATAGTCCGAAAGCCATAGTTTATCCTAATAATGAAGAGTCTAGGATGAATGGGAATCCGTAGCTGTCTAATAAAGCTCCGGAAGTTATTGCCGCCGCCAGACCTGCTGACATATTTATTATATATGGAGATTGCGGATTGATCTTCAGCAATGAATAAAGACCTGAAGACATCGCCAATATAGTGGGGGCCTGCGGATTGATCGCCAAAAGCGCGGACAGCGCGTCGGACATATATAATATGTACGGAGCGCTGACAAAATAAGCCACTCCGGGAGACGGATAAGGATAGCTCATCGGCACTACTAAAAACGATACCTGATAAGGCATAGACAAAACGCCCTGCTCAAGGAACGATTTTAATATCTGCCATATACTAGTAGACGGAACGATAATGGTTAAAAATATTTGTTTCGCTGGCTCTGTGTGAAATGAATTTATTGCAAACGCATTTACAGGATTTACATTTATTCCGGAGACCGTTTCATACATGGTTGGAATGATACTTACCATGTTAAGCTCATCAACTGATACGTCTGTTCCATTTATTCCATAAAGGAATCTTGATATTCTGCGCTTAAACCATAATATAGACGTCTGCTTTCCGTCTCCGTTATATAACACCCATGTCATTACACGCTTATATATATCATCAGTTGATAATTGTGCAGTTCCAGATTGTATCTGAACAATTCTATTTATTGCTTTCGTATTTATTGCGCTGGAATTTATTGCCCCTTTTGTTGTTTTTGATAATGTAGATATTGTCGGTCTTGGTATTCCAAAAATATTATTAGCGGTGAAGTCCAAGAGCTGCCCTGATATATAATCGCTTGTATATAGGGCTAGATGGGTATCGTTAAACCAGTCAAGGTATCCCTGAGATACAGAATTCAAAGCACCGATGAACGCTTGCAATGATTCATCATCAGAATATTGCTCATAAAGATAAGCGGGTACTACATTCGCCAGGGGCGAAGTGGAAAATAATTCCATGTGTCAGCCCTGAGCAACAACTATATCGGATGGTGATGAATAAAAATAACCTTCGTAATCTCCAGATATTATCATTGTGCCAGCAGATGGAGAAACTATCGACCCGTTTATGCTAACGGTAAATACAAGAGCCGTTAAATTATTAGCATTGATAACCCCAGATACGGCATCCTGAAAAATAGTTTGCGCTTCTAACAAATTTATTGGTTCTCCGACGTAAATTCCATTTACATAATTTTGTATTGCAGAAGAACCAAGCTGATTGACTTGTGAAGATGCCGTAAAATTCTGTAGGTTGGTATTCCACAAGATAGACATGGCAACTATTTGCTGCACTGGATTAACGTAGGTTATTTTGTATATATTTGGATAATCCAATATTCCGACGTATATATTTCTTGCCGTATCCACGCTTCCAACAAGCGTAGAAAACCCAATAAATGAAGAATATATTGCATTGGCAACAAGATATGGGTCGCCTCCGCCGCAGATGACCTCAAACGTTCCGCGCGTGGGATAAACAGATATCAATCTGGGCACAACCCCCGGTATTTTCTGGAGGGCTGTGCGAATCATGGATGGCGCTCCTTGTGCCATCGTCTGATTAGCATCTAGCGTTCTGCTTCGATATGACTGGACAGATTCGGCAGCGGCTCCAGGAACTCCTGCCTCTGGATTCGTGACCGTTATCGTGTACCCGGACGAAATTGAGGTACTTATGGTGGTTATGCTATTGGCGAGTATGGCCCATGAACCGCCCTGTGTTGCGACGACATAGAGAGGGTTTGTTGATCCGGATGATCCGATAATTCCGCCGCTCTGGAGAACGTACTGATATGTTCCATCCGATACCACGAATCCGGGCGGTATCACATATCCAGCCGGGCCGCTGAACACGACATATGCTGATGCGTTGCTCGCCTGTCCCAGCGCTATGCCGGCCTGAGTCCCAAGCATGGTTAGCACATAAGGGGATGCGGAATAAATAGACGCATTGTTTATGCTGTCCGTCCGCGCCTGATCCATCGTCACAAGCGCACCCATCTCGGTGCTCAGAATGTCCTCAATCAATGTGCCTGGCAGGTTCGCTGTGTATCCCGGATTGGCGGCCGCAACTGACTGCAGAACAGCCTGCCGCAGTGTGGCGGGTGGTGTAGGTTGCGGCCCCGCGTCTGTCATGGTGAGAGGAACGGCAATCGGATCAGTCAAGTCGGTATCTCCACGGCAATCGTCGGGATGATGGCGCCGTACTGTGTGACAGCGTTCACATTATAAGTTGGGTTCACGGTTCCGGTCTGCTGCACGATGGACAAGGAAGCGAATAGCGGCGCGAACTGTTTTTGTATCTGCATCACATAAAAGGTCGGCAGTACCTGGCTCATGATGGTCTGATACTGCGGGATTCCCCAGTTACCCCAGAATGGTGACTCGCCCAGGTTGAGGCGTATGACCTGTGCCATCCAGGTGATGTTGACCGCATCATTGAGGCCGTTGACGTCGGTGGTGACTTCCACCCACGTTTTGGCGCCCGTCTGCGGGTCTGTGGTGCGGCCCCATACCCTCATTGCGGGTCCCCTGTTTCAGTCTGTGTGCCGGTGCCAGGCAGATATGGATGGGTGTGCGTGCCGAACAGGATGCCGCCGATGGTGAGGCCCGTACTATCCAGCGTCACCGTCTCGCCACCTGCCGTCATCGTAATGCTGGATGCCCCTACGACAATCGTAGTGCTTCCAAAAGTCACTGTGGTCCCTGACTGATTGGTTACCACGCTGCTAGGAGTCGATCCCGCTGTGGTCTGGATGATGGCGCCTTCCGGCCCCTGCACCGTTGCCGCGTTGATATTGGGTGGCGAGCTATCGGCGCTGCTGATCGGCACAAAGTAGAGCGCCGACAGATTGCCGGGATTGCGCATATCGGCAATGCCGCCGCCAAGGCCTGATATGCCGCCCAGGTACGTCCCAGCAGGAACCGCAAGGCCCATATCGCCAATCTGCGTAGGTGACCGCATCCAGGGGCTTTCCAGCTTCGGAATGCTGATAGGTGGCAAAGTCCACGGCGCAGTATCAAGATTGAATTTCACGGTAACGATGGCACCGTCAATCGCTGTGACTTCGCAAGGGAGCGACTTTCCGGCGTTCTGGATAGCCTCAAGTGCCCGATTGACCGCCATCTTGTTGAGGCTCAACTGCATCCAGAATTGCTGAAGCTCGTCGCCTATCATGCTGGTGCCACTGCCGTTGCGTGGATAACGGTCACCCATTGTGCACCATCGTCGGACCTGAAGTCGCCGCAATGGCGCACGCCTATAACGGTGAATTTCCCGCTGAACATGACCTTTTGATTCAGGAAAGCATTGCCAATCGTAGCCTGCGTGAACACAGCTCCGGGCATCTCAGACATCCCTGCGGGCATCTCTATCTCATCGCCCACACTGATGTCGGAGCGCATGATTGTCGTTATGGCAACAGTTACCGCGTCGATCCAGGTGGGCTGGCCGACCAGGCTGTCATAGCTGATCTGGATGGGTGATTGTTTTCCCACGTTAGTGCCATCAAAAGCCATAACAGTATTGTTCTGCACCACAATAGATACGCCGGGGTATGCGGTAACGCCACCCCATCCCTTGGTAATCTCGGCAATATACTGAGCCATCTGCTTAAGCGAGCTGGCGTAATGCAACGCGTGGTGGCTGTTCACCATGCCGGATTGTATATCGACCTCCAGTATCCGGTTCGGGTAAGCCTGATGCAGCATGGTAGCCAGCGCTGATGACAGGTCCATGCCTTTCTGCCAATCCAGCACCAAATTTCCAGGGGATTCAAGGCTATATTGGCCGGGCGCGATCAAAAACGACAGATTCATCTCTGTGCCCTGCCAATTACCGAAAGCATCCAGCACAATGCCGCCAAACAGCAGACCCGGCGCAGGCTGCCTTGCTGACAATGGCAGGCCGCCCTTCATCCCGGCGTACAGCGTAAACTCCCACGGGCCATCCTTGGTCGGCCTAAAGTTGTTGACCTCGCTTAGATCGTGTAGGTCTATACCTTCGATGGTGACAAATGACGCACCGTGAGCCACCGCAGCGGGCAGAACCATCACATCAAAGCTGATATTTTGCGCTGCCGGATCTACGACGCCGCCCGGATGACTTTCCCACGCTCTGCCACCTAGCGTTTTTGCGATGTTTACCGTCAACGGTTGGTTGACTGTTTTTGCGGTTGCGCCGGGGACTGTTGGCGATGGCGGCGTCACAACAATCTTGTAATACCGCCCGCTCACGGCGTCACCTCAAAGTTCCCGGTATCAGCCCGGTAAAGAAGCGTGCTGACCAGAAACAGACCCGGAGCCAGTGGTATGTCGTAACCCATTGGCGAGCCTACCAACGGCCCATACCACACGGTAGCGCCGCTGCTATTGGTCAGGTTGATGTACCACCGCTGACCAGCAATGTTCCATTGCGCCACGGCCTTGTATGCGGCCCCGTCC